TAACAATAACTGGGCTTCCTTCTTCCATTATTTGAGCCTTATCGTAAAATGGTTCTGTTCCGTTTGGAGATGTTGATTGAGATGCTAAAAAGTCTGCATCTATTCTTGCACTGTTTCTAGCCAAGACTCTATTTAATTCAAACAGTCTTCCAAATGGATCTCCTACTTGACCCCATTCGTAAACATGATGAAACATTCCTGGATGAGATCTTGCAATTCCATCCATGTATTCATAGAAAGCAACAATAGAAGTATCGGCAATCTTTTGTGTTAGTTTTGGTTCGCTTGCTTTAAGTTGTTTTAAGAATGAATCCGAGTATTGAACTGTGTTTTTTAAAGTAGCCATAAGGTCGGTTGCGTCTAATTTAACTCTCATTATTCCCACCTTTGATTCTGAGACTTACTTATAAATACTCTTAGATATCTTAAAGTGTTGTCATAATTAAATGTTGGAACTATAGTCTTAATTTCATACTTGGTTGGAACTGGTTCTGCTGAGTTAGGCTTGTTTGATCCATTAATCCATACAACAGTTCCTGAAGCATCTTTTATATTTGTTACAGATATAGAGGTTATTGGATAATACTTTCCATTAGACTTCTTTCTTAAATCTTCTGGTGTTCTAAAAAAATTACTTGAGTCATATACAAAGTCTGTTCCCTTTGTCTTTAGTTCACCAATGAGGTCACCAGACTGTTCTGTGATTACTGAACATTTTACAGTTCTATCATATACCCAAGTCTTTGACACGTTGCCATAATCTAGTTGTTTTGTTTCTGCATAATATACGTCAGCAGTCATTGGAAACATAATGTCGTTAAGTCCTCCTGTTGCATTAGGAAGCATTTACAACACCCCGAGACGGATTCTGTTTCTGTATTTCTCCAAGATCTTATCTACTGTTACGTTACCTGTATTTGATATAGCACCTTTAGCAAACTTAATCTTATAGTCATCATTATCAAATGATTCAATATATCTGTTTACGTACTGTAAAGTATTATTCTTTAGATCTTGAATAAGTAGTTCTGAAGCCTCTTGTACATCTTGTGGAATTACCTTCCACCCAAAATCACCATCTATCACATATTCAGAGCCTTCATTAAAGTCTGCGTCTAGATATCTTTCTCTCCAAACTTGTTTATAATTAATCTTATTCTCTGGAACTTCTGGATCTACTGAGATTATAGATGTTCCATCCTTACTAATCAATAAAGAAACTTCATTAACTGCAGATGTGGAATCAAATATTAAATGTCCGTTTTGATAAACTTTATAAATTTTGTAGATCTTTTCATCTACTGGTAAGTAGTCAGATCCATTTCCTACCACTTCTTTTTCTTTTCTTACAAATGAGAATCCTTGTGTTTGTGAGTCTATGATATATCTAGTAATTCTTTCATAATCTAATTCACTACCGTCGGTAATGTTCAATGCTGATGCAATATTATCTGTATTGCAGTATGGTCTTACTACGTCTATGTTGGTTAATGCTACAACATCTCCAGAAACGTTTTTAACAGACGCTACAAGGTTTCCTGTATAGGTTAGGTACTTGCTGTTCAATGTAAAGGAAACAGTGCCGTATAGTGGTGTTGCTGAGGCTGAGAAGGACTCTCCTGTTAATAGGTCGTCATATTCTAATGTGTGTATTGCACTTGATGAAACTTGAAAAGATGCTACTAAACTAGTTGTATCTGTATGTCTTAATATTTCCATAATTATAAGCCGTAAGCGGCTGCTACCTCCTGTGGGGTAGCAATTCTAACTTTACTATTTTTCTCTACCCATTGATTTGCAATTTCTTCTGAAACGATATTATATCCACGAACTAATTTACCTAATTCTTTATCAGTAACGCTTGCATTTTCTATATATAAAGCAATTTTATTATTAGATTCGTACACAATATCCTCCAAGTTTATTATATCATTTATAAAATAGTTGAAGGGAGGACATTTTTACGTGTCCCCCCTTCGAGTTGTTCTAAAGAGAACTATTGTTGCATGTAAGCAACTGCGTCTTCTTCTTCGATTTGAACACCAAAACGTAAGAAAGTAGTATATTCTACTGTATCTTTCTTAGGTTGGAATTCACGATGAACAGTAACGTCTCTTTGGAATCCCCAAATACGGTTTTCTGGGAATGTCAATGATACGAATCCTGCTGGCATCAATGGAACTTCAACTAATGGAAGACCAAGAACACGGTATTGAATTGGAGCACCAATTGTTTGAGGTGCTGCACCATCGATAACACGTTCTACGATTCTTTCAGTGTTTAAGTTACCACTTGAACCAAGACCGTTGATAATTGCTGCAACAGTTTCAGTATCGGCATAGAACTTCATTGCTGAACGAGAAGCACGATATTTACGTGGCATTGCAAGCACAAGTGCTTGTAAGTCTTCAATATCTGTTCCGTAAGTAGCACTGTGACCATTGTTTTCTTTGGCAACAAAACCTTCCAAAATGTTAAGGAATGTATTTGAGCCTGTACCTGTTCCGTTGATTGCAAGATCTTCAAGATCGTTTGCAAATGCACGAGTCATTGTACGAACTAAGTGATCTTCTAATGCTGCACCTTCGATATTATCTTCTAGTGCTTCGGATGATACTTCCCAATCAAGACGAACTTTCTTTGTAGTAATTTCGACCTTTGTAAAAGTAACTCCAGCATTTGTGTATGCTGCGTCTGCTTGAGCAGCAGCACGGATTACACGTTCTCCAACGTTCATCTTTTCTAATTCTGCTGTGTTGCCACGCATTGTTACACGGCGACCATCACGAGCAAGAACTTGTTGTTCAAAGATGTATTCGATAAATTGGCGTGACTGTTCTGGATTTAGGATACCTCCACCATCTGCTGGTTTTGCTGTTCCTACTGGTCCAAGTTCGCTTGATGGTGTTGAAACACCGCCAATTCCTCCTGAAGCAATAACTCCTGTTACAGCCGCCTTATTTAAAATTTCTTCTGACATAATTTTTTCACCTCCCAGTGAATGTTAACGATATAGATCAGCGGAATTGAGGAAACGCCCGCCCCACATCGACCTTTTTTGTATTTTTTGCTGTACGACCCCGCCGAGGTCGCCAGATTTACGGACCGCTGTATCATCTTCTACTGCATCGACACGCTTTCCAAACTCTTCAACATTGTTTTTTACTTCAGTAATTTCCCCTTTAACTGAATCAATGCCTTTTGTAATTTCAGCAACTTTTTCGTTAATTGATTTAACGGCTGCTGCTAATTCTTCAACTGCTGTCACAACGGATTTGCTAACTTCATTAACAGAGGCTTGTACTGTTTCAACAGCCTTTGCTAAATCAATTTGTGCAACTTCTTGTGCAGGAGTGGCTTCTGTAGTTTCAGATTTAACAACTTCTTCAGAAACTTCTTTTGCTTCTTCTACAACTGGTGCTTCTTCAGCAACAGGTGCTTCTTCGGCAGCAGGTGTTTCTTCAACAACTGGTGCTTCTTCAGCAGGTGTTTCTTCTGGACTATCAGACTTCACGATTTCGTCTACAACGACAGTCTCAACTTCTGTATCTACAGACTTTTCTACTTTTGTTTCTGCAACAACTTCTGTTGCTTCTACATTATCTTTTTTTGCCATGTTCTTACCTCCTTTATTAATTTGATCAGCCTTGGATGTTTCACCAAGTCTTATGTCCTGTGATTTTAATAAATCTTTTATCACAGAAGCCTTATCTACGTCGTTTGATTCAACAAAACCAATCCATGTTTCATCATTACGAGGATCTTCTTCTTTTGAAAGTCTAATTATTTGATTTTCTTTTGACCAGTAAACATTTTCAAATTCTGTTTTTGTGGCCATTCCTTCTATTGTATTTGTTCCGTTAGAGGCTTTTTGAATTGAAATTATGTTTGCAAATTGATTTGCTGGATTATCAACTAGTGATAATTCGTGGAGGTCATAGTCTTTAATAACACGAATCTCTTTATCCATGTCGGAGTTATAGGCTTTGTCAGAATCATTAATACTACCCCCGATAGAAAAACCAGTAAGAGTACCATCAAGAACTTTTTCCCAAGTATCTTGAGCACCTTTAGAAATGTATGCATCTACGTATACTCCATTGTAAAATTTGTCTTCGTCTCTATTATAGAACTTATCTGATTTAAATGACACAACCTTGCCTACTGCAATTGGCATGTGCATTTCTCTTAAATTGCCACGGAATCTTTCGAACGCTTTAATGCTTACGTCTGTAGGCACTATATCTGATTGTTTGTCGACATTGTCAAGTGTCGCAAAACCCGAAACCATTCTGCGTTCTTTGTCTACTTTTGCAATTGGCATAGACAACGTGATGTTGTCTTTTTCTGAGTGCCAAAATGCTTTATGCATATTAGTCATACTAGTTCCATTATATAATGTGTTTTAAGGATATTAAGAGTTTATAACAACTATTGACTTGCTCTACCCTCGCCCTGTGCATTTCTGCCAGAGGTTGTGGCTTCAGAGTCGCTTGCGTTATTTGTTCTTTGTTGATCCCTCATTCTATTTCCACTTGCTTGTGCTGCTATCTCAGCCCTTGCTTGTGAACCTAGAACAATTGGTTCTTGGCCTCCTGGACGAACAGGATACCCAAGTCTTTCACGAACTTCGTTCGGAACTAATACCTGCATACGTAGGTATCGTTCGTCAATCTGACTTTGAGTAACTTCGTCGGTCAGAGTTAGTTCGTTAAGTTTAAATTGTAGCATATCTGTTTCTTCTTTAACAATTTTGTTAATAACCTTTTCTAAGTTTCTTTGAGCAGGTCTAGCAACTTGTTCTTTGAAGGTACGATCAGAAGATAAGGCTGATGCTATTGAAACTCCAGCACCTCCACCAACTTTTGAAAATGGTACTTGGTGAGCCATCAAAATATCGTCACGATTTGATTTGCGATATCTATCGAATGATCCTTCTTGTACTCCATTTTCAATAGCCTTCATATCAAATTCTACTTTATTATCTGGGCTATCTCCAGGAAGTGGTATGTAAAGAGTTCTATGGTTTTGTCCACGAAGTCCTGATTGTAAGAATCTGAACAACTTATCTTCAGCGTCAACAGATAACTTAGCACCTTTTAAGGACACAATGTATCTAGGAACAGCCTTGTTTTCAAAGTAGTCAATA